TATCATCATCTAACATAAAGTTTATTCGTTCTTGATTATCTTCGTTTAATTTATCGTAAATTTCTTTATATTTATCAGTAAATTCCATGATTGCTGACTGATAATGATCATAAAGTGTGTTTGCAATTTGTTCTTTGTCTTGTTTTGATGGTTTTACTACATCAAATGTTTTTGAATATTTTTTAATACCATCATTAACAGCATACGAGAACGCCTTGATTGCAAGTTTCTTATCAAACTTTCCACTTGCAACTTTTCTTTTCATATTTTTAATGACAGGTAAAATTCTTGATTTGTATATCTGTGCATCATTCAATATGAACATAGAAAGTTCTGTTACAAGTTCTTTATCAAGTGCCTCTTTAATTTCTGTATCTTCTGGTTCTTTTTCTTTTTTACCAACTGTTGCATATTTCATTTTGAAATATTTTTTCTTGTCGGTGTCTGTCATTCTTTCAATATCACCAATATCATCTACATTTTTCATTTTCTTTCTAAGACTTGAAAGAACCTCTCCTTTACTGGAACCGTCTATAACAACTTTTCCAATTCCTTCCAAATCAACTAACCAATTTAGTTCAGAAAGATTATCTGTAGCCTTTTTCACTATATCTTCAAATCTTACTTTTTCATTTTTCATTTTCTTAATCTGAGAAACAGACATATTGTGTTTATACATAAGTGCTGTGTGTGCAGATTGTGAAATAAATGGAATATCTGCTTTTACTAATTGAATAAGTTCCTCTTTACCGAACTTCTCTATCATGTTACCCATTTTTTTTAGATTATCAAGACTAACTTTTTTATCTCGTAAAGGTTCATATTGTTTTTTGAGTTTCTTAATAAGAGAAGAAGATAATGCTTCATCAAGTTCAACTTCTTCTGTCATAACTCTGAGTTTGCCAGCAACATAAAGAGGGTGATTTTTTAACGCCTTTTGAGCATCTTTCTCATCATTAGGAGTAATTGTAACTACAAACTTATTACCTTTTTTTGAAACTTTATTATTGATTTTTACTTTACTAAGTATTTTTTTAACATCTTTTTCGACAGTTTTTAAGTTTGCTTCATCAAGTTCAACTTCTTCTGTAAACTTAACTGGTACAAGTGATGTACCTTTTTTAGTAAGAACCATCATTGTTGGATTTTTCTTTTGGTCAATGGTACCTTTAGCATCTTTGCGTACCTTTGCGAAGTTCTTTTTAGAGATTTTTACAACACCTTCTTTTTCATCATATTCATAATCTCTACCTCTAAGTGCCTCATCAAGTTCATCTTTGTCTGCAACTCTTTTACCACTTCTTTTTACAAGTTTATGATAGGCACCAGCATCATCTTCTTTAGGAGTATGATCTTCAAAATCTTTCATAGTGCGTCTTTGTAATTCTTCTTCACTCATTTCTTTCTTGGCCATGTTCATAGCAGTAGAGTGCATTACTTTATCTGCATCTTCGCCATAACGATCTTCAAACTCTTTTCGTTTCTTTTTGAGTTCAACATATAGTTCTTCTTTTCGTTTTAGAACTGCATCAGAAACTTCTTTTTTGAGTTTTTTCGATTCTTCTAATATCGATTTAATCGTTTTCATTAGGTTCCTCTACCTCAGTTTCTTCTTCGGGTTGATTTTCTGGGAACATAGCTTTTCCCATTTCCATCTTCTTTGCAGTTAATGCATCACCTACTTTATCTAGAACTGCCTTTTCAAAAGCACTCTTGAACGCAGTAGGATTCTCTTGATTCGCACTACTAATCATTGATTGTATTGATTCAACTAAATCAAATTGGTTCATAATCTACTCCTTATTTTTCGACTTTTTTCTCAGTTTTTTTAGATTTTGATGATGTAGTTTTCTTAGGTGTTACAGGTTTTTTTTCTTCTTCTTTTTTGACTTCTATTACGGGATCTGGCATAGGTCTACCACCTGCACCTACTCTAGCTTGTCCTTTTTGCCATACCATTGAAATCTCCTTTGTATCCTTACAAATATCTATCTTTATTTATAAAATACTAGAACTCATCTTCATCTTCAGACTCTTGTTCTTTTTCTTGATTGATTTGTTTATTCATTATTTCTATTTCATCATCATTTTGATGAAGAATATTTCTTCTTACCCATTCGTTTGAGTAATATTTTCCAATATATGATTCTGCATTTTGCAAAGTTTCTAATCTATCTCTTAGAACTTCTGAATCTTTGAGTTCTGTGAAATGAGAATCTCTTACATAATCAAAATTAATTTGATCTTTCATCATTTCCCAATCGTTCAAAGTAACAACACCTTTTAAAAGAAGTTGTGTTTTGAGTATATCAAGAAATAATAAATTGAAACGAACTCGTAATCTACTTACAAATTTTGAAAACTTGAGTTCATCACGATTAATCTCTGCGGCTCTTCCAAGTTGAAACCCGCCCGGTTCTTGTTCTAGTCGTGATGGTGGTACATGAAGCGATTGATACAACTTTCTTTGGAAATACTTGATATCTTCAAGTTCTCCAAGATTTTGTCCGCCGGGAAGTGTTGTAATTTCTGTTCCACGTCCACCCTCACGTCTTGGTAACCAATAATCTTCTAACATAGCCTGATGTCTGCGGTCATCTCGTATTGTACCATCAGAAGTATCGTAAACTAATTTGTTTCGATATCTTTGCATAATACCTTTAAGATATTGTTCTGCTTTCATCTTTGGAAGATTACCTACATCAATGTAAAATATTCTTCTCTCTGGTGCTCTTGATACACGATATACGACAATTGAATCTTCAATCATACGCAACTGATTCATCGGTTTTAATGCTTTATGTAAGTAACTAAGTACTTTACCTTTTTGATCTGCGATACCAGAAGTTACGTTTGCGATAGAATCTTTTGCAATCTTCACACCATCACCAGTGGAACCTATTCCTGCGGAGGTATCATTGAACAAATAATATTCTGTTATAGATTTGATAACTTCAACACCACTTTTTTGATCTTTGTCTTTATTGACTTTTTTCATTTTCTTAATGAAACGAGGATCAATAGGTCGAAGTTCTTGGATTCCTTTTTGTGGACTTTTGTCGTCTATTACTTTGTGATAGAATACTCTACCATCAACATACCATTTACGAAATACATCATGACCTCTACTATTGAAGCCCATTAGACGACATACTTCCATAAATTCTTCGTTTATCTTGTCTCGGATTGTATCGGGTTGTTTCAAATTATCTAAATTGATTGATACAGGAGGTTTGACTTCATCACTTACGATTGCCTCATTTACAATATCGTCTATTGCCTGATCAACTTCAAAGTTTAGTGATGCTTCTCTATATTTGTTGATAAGGTCGTTCTCACTTCTTGCAGAACCTTCTAAATCAAGATAGTGTCCAAAGACACCATAACCACTATCAATTATCGCACCATCTGCTTCTTCTTCAGCAGGAACTACAAACGACTTGTTTGGTTGTTCTTCGTCCCCGCCGTTATCTCTACCAATTGAAAACCCAAATAATCTAATAGCCATATATTACCTCACGTTTGGGGTTGTATTATGTTGTTACGCCAGCTGGCGATTCTACCTCAAAATACTGATATGCAAGAGTTACATCAAACTCTTGAATTGTATCAGTTGTATCATAACTCAACGGAATTGCAGCTACGGTTGTTGGGAACATATCACGAATTACATATGTGCGAATTACAGAACCATCTTTTGCAAGTTGATCTACTCGACCATCTTTCATATACGATCTTGTATCGCCTGCTGTGATATTTTCTACCATACCGTTTATAGCATTTGACCATCTTTCAAATGCGTTACGAATCAGATAATCTTCATCATTAAGTACTGTTACTGACCAATCTGCAAAAGTTCTATCTCCTGCGAGTTTGATAATTCTTCCTCTATAGTTTATTGGAATAGTTCCAATTGTAAATTCTGGAAGAGCAGTAGCCTTGATGAGAAATTCTGCTTCTTGAGCTGCAGCCGCTTCTCCTAACTGTTCTGGAAAGACCATTCTTACTCTGAACAGATTTGGTCGAGCGCCGCTGAACTCTAATCTACTCTTAAATTCGTTAATATTCATTGAGAAATTCTCCTAGTGAATGATTCTTATATATTTATACGTTTATGCACCAACTTCATCAAAACTAATTCCAGTTCTTGTTGCAACAAAGTTTAGTGTAATGAAGTTAATAGAACGTGCAGGTTTAACAAAAATATCTGCAACAAATTCATTTCTGTCGATTACATCACCTGTGTTGTTTGATGTATCACAAACAACTTTAAAGTCGGTAATACCTCTACGCCCTTGTACATCTCTCAAGAATGGTTCAACTAGATTTACAAATTGTGATCTTGTAAATTCATCATTGAACTCGAATAATGAGAACTTAGCGGCTGTTGCAATTGCTTTTTCAAGAACGATAAACAATCTTCGTACATTGATTCTATCAAATGCACTTGGTCTACTTAACATAGTTTTATCGCCAAATAATACTGTTCCTTGTCCTGTGAATGAAACTACAGGATTGATTCCAGCACGATACATCTCATCTCTTTCTGCTCTTGTTGGATTGAATAGAAGTTTAGTTAAATTCTTAATACTTCCTCTATTGAAACCAGCAGGTGAGAACCAAGGTTCTGCAACTAAGTCTGTTCTTGCCATTAGACCTGCAATATCACCAGCGAGAGCAATATTTCTAAACACATCATTGTATTTGTCATATTGATATTTGTAACTACCATCAAGAACTGCGTATGAACTACGAGTTGTTGTAGTAGTATTTGCATATGTTACAAGAGTGTCAGCTTCTTTTCCGGGATATGAGGCATTGTTTACTGTATGATCTTCTGGTGCAGAAATACATACAACACAATCTTTTCTTACTTCTGCAATATTCTCAATAAGATAGTTATTGATAGCACCGTCTGTACTTTCAGCAGGAGGACCAATAATCAAACTTACATCTACGGAATCTGCATCAGAAAAGTTGTTATACCCAATTTGCATTTCGCCATCTGTTGGTGCGTTATCATCTGTTCCACCAGCAAGATTTGAATATGCAGTACCTTGTGCATCAAACGCATTTGATGCGGCTTGTCTTACTGTAGTAGTTGTACCCCAATCTGCGCCAGCACTTGGGTGATCTGTCCACCAAACATACTGAGATTGATTGTTTAATACATCAACATAATAGTTAGAAGAACCATTTGAGTTCTTTGCATCAGATGCTTTAGATAAGAAAGCAAATTTTTCTAGAACTGCACCTTTTGTTCCTGTCCATTCACCATCTTCATCAGTAATGATAAAGTGAACTTCATCAAGAAGTGCTGTACTACCAGAATTACTTGCGTAATCAGAAGTTCCGGGTGCGGAATCGAAATGATCAAAATATCCAAACTTACGAATAGTAGAACTTTGACCAGAAACAGCTGCAAGACCACCTTTTTCTGTACCTGTTCCTTCTAGAATACTTGTAATTGTTGCAGAGGTATCACTCGCAATAGCAGTAACTTTTATATATTGATATGAATTTGGTGAGGCGTGTCTTAATTCTACAATATCACCTACTTTTAGTTCTCCATCAAAATCTGTACTAGAACCTGTCATAGTTGTTGCACCAGCAGCTACACTTACTGTTCCACTTAATGTGGAAGAATATGCGGCTGCAGTATCACAAGATGATATTCTAAGTGAGTTACCTTTAGTACCCGGATATTTTGCAGTAATAGGCACGGAACTTGATTGACCAGCAGAAAAACTTGCATTATAATGATCTTCATTTTTGATTAATTGACCAGCAGAACCGTTTGTTGCATTTACGTTACCAGTTATCGCACGGACAACTCTTAAATTGTTACTGTAAGCGAGAAAGTTTGCGGCTTG